CCATCAATCGCTTTATGCCTTCCACAAGTTGATAGTAATCGGCTTTCGACCAAACATTGACTTGGATAAGTCGCTCAGTCTCATATTCATGATCAGATGCTTCTAAAGCAGGCTTTGAATTAATTTCTAAGAATGTAATGTATTGATTCGGTATAGTTGCCCCAGTTGGAACACTGTTGAAAAATACATCTAATTTAAGTGGTGCCAAAATTGTTGTGATATGTTCAGTAATATCAATCATAGATTTTTCGCTTTCTTTATTTCATCTGCAATAGCATTTAAAGCACCTGGTTTGCTAAATTCAAATCCTCGCGTAAAGAATGGATTTGGTGCAATTGGTCCCCATGTTACTTTCTGTCGTTTACCTTTTTTCGTAACATATTTACTACCAGCACTTCGCCCACCTTCCAAGATATGACCATGGTAAGCTTTGCCTGTGTGAACTTTTGCTTCACCATCTTTTGCCCGTTTTATTTTAATGTTACTTTTCAATTTATTTTTTTTATTCTTTTTTGATTTACGATTTCCAACTGGAACTTCTTTCTCAACCGCTTCTTTGACTACTTTGGCACCTGCATTAAGTGCTTTATTTTCTTCTGCTTCTTCTAATGGCAAATTCATTAAATTTTGCATCAAAGCGTCCATACCTTGTATTTCAAAATTCATCTAAACCACCTCTTTTAAAAAAATAGTAAGCCACTGATTATCGCCATTGTCGTTAACTGGTGGTGAATCCATTTCGTATGTTTTGCCAGCTAATTGAACACGCATTTTTTCATGTATATCGCTCCGATAGCGAATACCAATAACACATTTCCCTTGCCATTGTGTAGCGTCAGAACTAAATAATTTATAACCTTTTGCAGTCTTCAATTCCGCCCATACCGTTACATGTTTATCCCATTCATCACTTGGCCATCCATTTGTTATCGTACCTGGTGGATTTAAGAAAGTGGCGCGCTTGTTCATACGACCTGCATTATTGTTGTTGCGATAGTTCATCAGGGTCCACCCACTTTATTTGTAAAATTATCGACTGTAAGCCATATGGAATGGGTTGCTGTGCTGTTTTAATTGTGGAAGGCGTAATAGCTATACGATTCTCATAAAAGTGTGTAGCAAGCATCATAATGGCTAAACGATGTAAGGCAAATACCTCTTTGTCCTCCACAATTAAATAATAATCACTTGGCTGTTTCACTCCTGCATTCTCTAGATAAACAATGGATGATTGCAGAATAGTAGAAAGGGAACGATCCTCATCATTCCCATCAATCCGTAAATATTCTTTTAGCTCATCAATTAATTGTTGATTCATATAATCACCCTACTTTATGGTGTCGGTTTTTCTAATGCAGTTAAACGTGAAATTATTTCATTGTACTGCACTTCAGTTCCAAATCCAGGGGCTCCAGTATCACCTTTATCACCTTTATCTCCCTTTGCACCTTTCGCTCCGTCTACTCCGGCTGAGCCTGTATCTCCTTTAGCTCCAGTCGCTCCTGTTTCACCTTTAGGGCCTGTTGGTCCTATAACGCCATCGATCAATTCTGCAAAATCAGCGCCAGTAGGTTTTTTTCCTGTTGCAAATTTAGCTTTTAGTTCGTCTCTTTTTTCCATTTGAAAAACATCTCCTATTCAATAATAAAATTAGTTCCTATAACTGCATCCCCTATTGATTGGGGATTTTTAGGGTGTAGCGACTACATCAGCGATACGGAAAGCAGAATTTAATGAACGTTTTTGGTCATACCAAGCAGTTAATACAAACTTGTAATCACCAGTATCAACATCTTTTGCTGTATCATAGGTCATTGCATCATAGTTAATGCGGAAATAATTGAAGTCACCAACAATAGGCTTTGTTGCTGCATCCATAAACTCAGTAGGCTTTCCAATTACCTTCTCAGGTGGCACATCAAAGAAGTTCGTTGTTCCATTCGACAAATCCTCAATCATGTCTAAATAATCAGCGTAACGCATCACTACTTTTGCATTTTCACGGAAATCTTCATGTAAATCTGCAATTGCAGCTTTAATTGCTTTTAACATTGTTGCTCCTGACACACGTTTAATGTCAGTACCATTGTAGAATGACATATGACCTAAACCTGCTTTTGGTGTATTAGCTAGAGCGTCTTTTTTCTCTTTAGCAGCTAATCCGGATTTTAGAGCATTCTCCACATATTCCACTAATTCAACATCTGTGCCGTGAATTACAGTATCAGAAATCTTTACTCGAACCTTTGATTTGAAACGACCAAAAGTTACTGTATCCCCTGTTAATTCCATTTCTTTTGCTGTTTGTTCATCAAGAACAAAATCATCATCGACAAGTTCGTATGCGATTTTCGGTAATTCTAAACCTTTAATGGCACTCACTTGAGCAACATCACGTAATTGATTTTTAGCAAATGGTTCATGTACTAATTCTTTTTGCATGTTTGTAGGAAGAAGCTTATCCCCACCTGTTGGGTTTCCTCCTGGTAAAGCAATTAAAGCTTTAACATCTTCTGAGACTGCTCGTCCTTGAACTGCAGCCCTAATAAACTCAGCTTTAACAGCAACATTTTTTTGTTTAGGGTCTTCAATCCCTGCAGTAATATCTTTACGTTGTTCAAATTTCGCTTTTTGTTCAGCTTCCAGTTGATCATGTTGAGCTTTAATTACATCAAATCGAGCTTGCATATCATCCTTTTGATCCTTTAAAGCTGTAATATCTTCACGTGTTGCTTGTGGATCGATAGCTTTCGCTGTTAAATCTTTATCAATCTTTGCTACTTGTTGACCAATAGTAGCCATGTTTTGTTTTAATTCGTATAATGTCGGCATTTATATGCCCTCCTTTAGATTAAATTTAGTGAATGTAAATAAGTAAGATTCGCCTTTGAATCTGCAATAATGTTTTGCCTTTCTTCTTCAGTAAGGACTTCATTATTCGGCTGTAACAAGGCTTCTGGAAGGTTTTTAAATTTCTTTGAATGTTCATTTGATAAACAAGCAACAGCCCTATTTGAGCCTTCCACAACGTCACATAAGCCAATATCATAAGCTTGTTGTGCTGACAGCCACTTTTCTTCATCCATCATTCGTTGTATTTCTTCTTGCGAAGTCTTTCCATCGATTTTGGACATATAAGTTTCTATTTGCATGCCATTAATTCGATCTAAATCATCTGCGACTTTGCGTAATTCACTAGAATTTCCGAAAGCACCTGTCATTGCGTTATGGATCATTAACATTGCATTTGAAGGCATTCGTACTTCATCACAGCAAGCCACAATGTCACTCGCAATAGATGCAGCTAAAGCATCTACATGAGCGATAGTACGTGCCTTATGACGCTTCAACATGTTTCCGATAGCGATTCCTTCAAATACCGAACCGCCAGGACTATTCACGTAAATATGAAGTTCACTGACGTCACCAACAGCATCTAGTTTTTCTTTGAAAACCACTGATGACATTTCGCCAAATTCTTCCCATGCCCATGGTGTAATTTCGCCCAAAATAAAAACATCCGCTGATTTACCATCAACCGATGCTTTAACATCAAAAAATGTTTTCTTTTTACTCATTCTCGTTTCCACCTCCTTCCACAGTTGATGCAGCAGCAGTGGACTTCCGCAATGTCGGGTCCATATCGATAGGATAAAGATCACCAGAAATCCATAGCTTGTTTGCGTACTCAGAATCATCAGGTGGCAAATCTTCAAATCCCCTTACTTCGTTTTGTTTAAACCAGCCATTTCGAATACCCATTTGATAAAACGATGCACGAGTAGCAGTATCACCTCTGAGAAGTCCGCCTAAATTAAATTTAAAATACATACCTTCTCTTCTGTCTGCTTTCGTTAATAATTTTCGGTTAAACTCATGTTCATACTGGCGAACGGTCGGCAATAGATTCATATTCGTAAATTGAATCATTTGTTGCTCGTTTGATCCTAGAGTGCCACCCTCCGAATCATTTAAAAATGAAACCGGTACATTAAAAACGTTGGCTACCCTTGAGCGTGTAATTCGCTCTGATGCCAACGTATCGGATGCAAAGTATTGTTTTTTTATTGGATCAATTTCAACACCTGGTTCTTTAAATAGAATTCCTCCGTTTTCAGAGTAAAACCTTCTAAAGTCACCAATAATTCGTTTCCTTTTTTCATCATCAACATTCGATGCATAACTCAATGTGAAAGATTCTTTTTTCTCCATTTCAGAAAGAGAGAACTCCTGAACAGCCTTATCGTATTTAATTGTATTGGCCAAAACCTTTAAAGGGTTAAGTCCTCGTAAACGTGCAGGCCCTCGGATATGCTTAACATGGATCATGTCACTGTTATGGACATACATATTTTTATTATCACCGCGAACTTCATACCACAACGAGCTATCATCGCGATTAATAAACTCAGTCACACAATTCGGATCAAGTGGTAATAACTCTATTGGTCGCATACTTATATCACGTAAAATGACTGCATATCCATTACCCGCTTCGTTCCTACTAACTTCTAAAGCGTTAATAAAATCAAAGCTACTCATATTTTGATTAGGCTCATTTATGAGCACATCTGAAACATCGTTTTGAATCACATCATAATGCTGATGCAGTTTTATGGGCAGTGCCGACATTGTATTGGCCAGTCGACTAATAACACTAAAAATCGTTTCATTGGTTGCTAACTGGCTATTATCGATGCCCCAAAAGGTTCGTCCAAACCAGTTCGAAAAATCCCACGTTGAACCTTTCCAACCTGTACTAGCCCCTGCATACGCCATGTACGCTGTAGTTTTGATACGTTGCCATAATTTCAATTTCTCACCTCCCTCTTATAAATCATGAATAGAGATGAAGCTGATATTGCCATCTCCACTTTCTACTTTGTTGTACATTGCTTGTACATAGCCTGTTATTACTGCAGCAATTGGATCAATCCGTTCCCTTGACTTTCTTTTTGATAGACGAATATTTTCATTTACATCAACTTCTGTGACCGCGTTCCCGATGGCCCATGTTAAAAGTTCATCACCATCATGAGTAATGTTTTGCTGATAAACTTGCTCCCGGAAATCTTTTGTAGGTTCACTAAGTGTTGGATAGCCTTGTCGGACTTCCACAACTACAAATCCACTAGCAGCCATATTCTGTGCAAATTGTGTTGCTCCATAAGGATCGTAACAAAAGACTATTGGATTCCATCCGTTGTCCTCAACAGTTTTTATTATCCAGTTTTCAATAAAGCTATAGTCTACCACTGCACCAGGAGTCGTAGACAACCACCCTTTATCTATCCATAGTTGATAAGGTACTTTATCCTTTGCCTGTCTTTCTCTTAATGCATCTTCAGGCATGAAAGAATGTTGTTTTACATGGAAA